ACGGGGAAAGCGTAGTTTCCATCAGCGTTAGCAATCTGAGCGGCCACCGTGGGGTGATTGAACCAAGTTGTAAACCCAACGGCAGGGTCATCAAAACTGTGCTGAACGGTAAAGTCTACGGTTCCGGTCTTTACCACTCCAAATCCAACATTGAAAGGAGTGGCATTTAAATTCATTACGATTGGAGTGCTTGAGCCAGCTCCTGTTTGGCTTACGGTTTGTAGTTTCATGTGTTGTTCCTTAAAAAGCAGGGGCCGAAGCCCCCACCTTGTTTAGCACTTACCGCCGCGCCGCATTGCTTTTCCGTACTTGCTGTAAATCTCTACATCTTTAGATTTAGCAGCCTTCATTGCAGGGGCGTTTTCCTTATCAAACATCTTGGTTAAACGCTTTTCTGCGGGGGTCATTACTGCACCACCCTTTTTGAAGGTTCCGGAGAGCTGGTTGATGCTTACGGGTGTAGATGGTTTTTTATGACCCTGAGGCATTGATTCTGCCTTTCCGGAGTCATTTACCGCCCCACCCTTAGCATACTTTTTTGCGGCACCACCCTTCTTGTAGCCACCGCCATTGCCAAGTTTCACACCACCTGTTTTGGCAGGCGAGTGATCCGGGTGGGTGGTATCCATCTTGGTGTTCTTGTACTTCTCAGCGCCCTTTTCAGAGGCCGCAACACCGATGATTCCACCTTTAGCGTAGCAATCTACTTTGCCACCCTTTTTGTAGCCACCCTGACCGTTGACAACGCCACCGGTCGCATAGCCACCTTGGCCTTTAACAACACCGCCGGTTTTAAGACCTTTGTGAGCCTTGGAGGCGGGCATAGACTTATGCTCCTTTAACTCCTTAGCGGTCTTCATCTCTTTAGCGTGTTCGGCTTTGGTTTCGCCACCTTTTTTCATCACTTGAGCGGCCGAACCTACGGGAGCAGCGGGAGCTGCACCTGCGGGCATGGCTCGCATCATGCGACGACGAGCGGCTAAAGAAGGGCGCATGGGAGACTTACCAGGCATCGCGCCGCCACTAGCGGGCATCGACGCTGGCATTGCTGCCGGAGCCGGTGTCGCCGTGGGGGCAAGAGCACCACCCATTTGCATCTTCTTCTCTACTTTGCCACCTTTTTTGAGCTTTAACTCAACGGTAGGCTCCGTAGTCATCATTTTGACCATCGGTTTGAACTGACCCATGATTAACGCTCCTTCGCAACGAAGATGTAATCAACAGTCATGGTCTTGGCTACGGCTTCACCGTTCTGAATGGCAAATGTGACCGTAAGGTCTTCATCATCAGGCAGGTTGGTTGTTACAGAAGCACCACCAAGTACACCGTTTACAAAATACTGAATCTGCGACACACCATCGTAGTAGAAACCAAGGTTAATGAAAGTGTCATTAGCCATCGTTGCCACGGATGATGTTGTAGTCGCCGTGTTGTTTTTCTCAACCAACAGGCTCACCGAAGTGGAACCATCAGCTTTGATGAAAAACACGCCATCCGTAACATCAAGCGGAGTCGTATCAGTAATTTGCAGTCCGACTACTAAATCAGATTGGGTTGCATCGCTGACCTTGAGGCGAGCCTCAAAGAACAACTTTTTGCCCGAAGCAAAGCGATATGACTCGCCTTTCTTCTGCAACGAAACCAAATCATCGTCGGCAGCAGTATTGGTAATTAATAAAAGACCGCCATCGCCATCTGTCAAAGCCTGAGTAGCGCCGGCATCCGTTTCAGTTACAGTCCAATCTCCGGCTGTGTAATAGTCGAAGTCTTCCATGTAAGTGTGAAACAGAGTCGGCGCTGGCATTGCCAAATCAGCGAATAGCGAATCCTCTCCCACATTGGTTACACCATTGGGGAAACGAGTTACTAGATTTGCCATCGCATTCTCCTAAGAAGAGGGGGCACGAGGCCCCCGTCTATTTTTAGACGCCGGGAGTACCGTACATTGCACGAGGATCGGTAAAGCCGACATCGTAACGCTCGGTGGCTTTGTACCGCATAGTGTCGGTCTCAAAGTCGCCTTCCATGGTCTTTTCAAGGCCACGGCGCATCATCAGCTTCATACCTTCCGGTGCGTCTGTTTGTACCCACCATGCAGTCGGATTGGTCAAACGCGACAGAACGGCAGCACCCTCATCGAGCAGTCCGATGGACTTGACGGGGTTGATGTCGTTGTTAGCGTTGCCAGAACGAAGCACGGACTTGAGCAGAACTTCAGCTTGGAAGACATTGCCTGGAGCCACGACCAATTGGCGTGGAACCAAACGAATCTTCTTGCCGTTATTGTCAACCGCTTGGCGGATCTGAATAAGCATCTGCTCAAGGGAGGTCTGCGACAAGTTAGCAGGAGTCGTCAGGAGGTTGCTAAATGTTCCGTTTACGATGGGGTGTGAAGCGGAGTTCAATTGAACGCCATCACCACCAGGGTAAGAGGAGTTAAATGCACGATTCAGCACATTGGCGCTGAGCGTTTCCTTGGTCTCAATCAAAGACTGAGCAAGGTGACGCGCATACACTTGGCCGATACGGATATGGTCGCCATCCTCAACAAGAACTTTGGTCAAGGCGAAGGCTAGGCCATACACCGAGTACACATAACGCTTGAGGAAGAGTACGCCACCCTGCTGATAGGTAACCGGAGTTCCATCAGGCAGTTGGGGCGCGGCACCAAATCCATAAAGGACTGGCTCTTCGTGATAGTTACGGGGGATACCTTGTTGCTCACGGAAAACTCGTGACCACTCATCGGTACGCTGGTCATAGACTCCATCGAAGCATTCGTTAAGGATTGGCTCAACTATGCTTCTAAAGTCGGTACTACGCATCGGGGCTGCCATGTTCTATGCCCTCCTTAGATCGCGTTAACAGTACCTGCGTACTGGTGTTCGCTAATTTGAACTCGTACAATTGTGTACGCATCTCCCCACGCATTATCTGGGTAGGGGGCTAAGTCGATAACACGACATTGTTTGGCTGCACCAGAACCTGCTGCCGTTGTGCCTAAAGTGGCTTGCGACAGACCGGTAGTGGTCGAACCGGCAGTTGGGTTTGTAATGTCAAATTCATCACCAACAGCCGCTTGTGTCAGAGAGCCATCTACTTGGATCTCATAAACAATGATCGGATCTTGGTAAAAATAAGCAATTACGGAACCAACTAGGAACGACTCATTGGCAGGCCAATAGTTGCTAACACGACGGCGTCCGGTGGCATCAGTCCACTCAACACCAGCAAACGCTCCGAGGAACGCATCACCGGTGCCGGCAACTACGATATAGCCAGCGGTATCCATCTTGACGGGTTGACCTTTCAGGATCGTGGTGGCGTAACCAGCCGACACATTTCCTGTGGTCGATACAGCTTGAATTCCGTTTGCGAGAGCGAAGGCACGATCCAAACCAGAAGGATGGAACGCGGGGCGCAATCCAAACGGAGCAGAGGTAGCACTCATTTCTTACTCCTTAATGGTTGATAAATCCTCCCTGTGCCATTATTGAAATGCAGGCGCAGGTAGGGGTTTGTCAATATCGCCTAGTCCATCACCCTCAACCTGTCCGAGTCGTTTACCCGAACTGTCGCGTCCAACTTGTGACTCAGCCTGCACCTTGATTTTGTTTGCTTCCTCTAAGGGAGCATCGTGGTGGAAGTGAGCCATGATGTCTTGATATTGTTCCTCTGGAATTTTGAACAAGAGCATCTCATTGCAAGCGACATATCCAACATATTCTCCAGCCTTTACGCGATAGTTTTCGTAACCTTTGATATCCTCAGCTTTAACCGGTACATATCCAAGACGAATTCGCTTATCGATACTGTCGTAACTGTTAGTGGTTGATAGCCAACAGACGTGCCACCCAGGTATTAGGGGGGCGTTTGGCAGCGCACTTTGTGTCCATTCATCTTTCCACATCTTGCGACGCTCTTCGGATGATACGAACGAGTCCTCTGGTGCCTTTCGGCTGTCGTCCTCGCTTGAGCGAGTTTCGCGTGAACCAGCGGATAAAGATTTTTTGAGTCGAGAATCCATTTTTTAGCTCCTATTCTGTCGTGCTTGTTCGGCGTATTTTTGAGCCATCCGGGCGCGTTTCTTTGGGTCATCCCAAAGTCCTGCATCTTTCATAGCTCTCACTTGTTCGGGACTTAAAGTAAAGGTGTTTCGGCTTGCGCCACCACCCGTTTCCCGCTCGCTTCCTGTCACAACGCTCCTAGGGCCTCTCTTTCTTGGAGTCTCGTCATTGGTCTCAGTATATGCACGACTTTCTTGCTCCTGCAACCGTGCATCTAATTCATCCCAATAATCTTCTGAGGCGGGGTCCCAACCTTCCCGCACAAGTTGATTATCAATTCGCTTGGCAACCCGACTTCTTGGGTCTGTACCCTCAGGGTCATACCAAGCGTTCCTGTCCATCCAAGAGTTGGCCAATAATTTGATTTGGCCGGATTCTTGGTTGTTTTCGGCAGGAGGTTGCTGTTCAGCCTGAGCCTTGTAGACCCGCATCTTTTCTATGCGGTCTTTGGTCTCATACATAAGCTCTTGAGCCTTGATCATGGCTTGGCCATCGGAGTTTTCCGTGGCTTCGCGCATCTTGGCCTTGGCGTAGTTTAGGCGGGCTTCCTCATCCTGAATGGCTTTATCAAGTCGGGCAATGTCAGAGATGTGGGACTTCTTCTCAATTGCCGCCAACCTGGCCATCAGTTCTTGGTTCTGCCTAGCCAATAAAACCAACCGCTGGTCTTTCTCCTGGTTGGTCTTCTTGATGTAGTCCTTTTTGGCTCTACGGCGGGCACGGCGAGCCTCCCTTACCGCATCGGTGTCGTCTGGGTGATCCTCATCGGACTCGTCAGCCTCACCGCCTTGGGCTTTTTGCTCTTCGGCCTTTGGCTCTTCTTCGGCCTCTTCAGGCAGAAGTCCCTCAGGAACCTCAAAGGTCGCTGAGCCATCCTTTTCTTCAGATACCTTTATTTCTTGCTCTTTAATTTCTTCACTCATGGTTTTCCCCTATATGAAGGCTTTCATGGATAGTGGGTCGCCGGTCAATTTGGCTATCACTTCGTGGTCGTTGATCACCATAAATAGTGATGGCTCTTCGTCAGGCTTGCCCGGAATAGGCACTTCCCATCGATCACCGCCCCATTTAGGTACTCGTATGTAATCGCCCACTTCGCACCAAGACCCCTCAGGCCATGGTTCCATGGTGTCGCGCTTACGGAACGCCAATGGCCCAATCTCTAAAACTTGGGCGACCATGTTGTTCCACTTTTCGGTTTCTTTAGTTTCTTCAACCAAAATAATCCCTGCGCTTGTTGCCTTCTTTTTTGTGCGCCGCAACTGAACCAAAATGCGAGCACCAAGAGGTTTAGCACCGGGGTCTACGCTCGGAAATGCCCAAGCCAACTCAGCGTTATCACACGCTACCGGTTCATTCATCTTCATCATCTTCCTTTAATAGGTTGTTAAGTATGTCCAAGGACTCCTGTAGCCCTTGATAAGTCCCAACCAAACGCTGATAAGACTCCCAAGTCGTTGCCGTACCGCCGGCAAGGGACGCGGCTATTTCAGCCTGCCTAGCCTTAATCGCGCTGATCAGATCTGAGGTTGTGTTCATTTTTTCTTAGTAGCTTGGCTTAGCCCCCCTTTCGACTGAGATTTGGTTTTCGACTCGGTTTGGGTCGATTTCATGGTTTGGCCATCAAGCGGAACGCCCATAGCCATGCGCTTGTGCTGCTGAACCAAGTCGCCTTTTTGCTCTTTGTCGTAATCAGACATTTACATCTCCTTTTTTGATTAACTCCACGGCGGACTTATCCTGGTCGAACTTCAACCGGGCCGCATCACGGGTTAACCGTGCCGTTTCGATGCGTTCCTTCATCTCCAAATCGCCCATGGCAATAGACATCTTGTACTTCTGCTCTTCCATGGCCAATTCGTAGTCTTTTTGCAACCTTGCCATCTCGCGCTCTGCATCGGCGGCCATCTCCCGATCCTTGAGTTGCATTTCGGCTTGGTCGCGCTGGGCGCGGCGCTGGGTCTCTGCCATGGAGGTATCGAGCAGAACCTTGGCATCCGCGGTGAGGGGAGGTTGGGGCTTGTACTGCTGAGCCGCTTGGATCATCTGCTGAATCGTCGGCATGATGCCCTGCAAGGTCTCTTCGCTGTCCAAGCTGATGTGTTGGCCGGCCATGGAGTAGAGCCTGTCGATGTCCTTTGGATTGACCGCCAAAGCATAATTCTCGTGCAGTTCGCCGCCCAAAGACTTGCTGACATAGCCCTTTGCCCTGCCCAAATACCATAGAACGATGTGCTGCTTGATGTGCTCCATGGCCTTAGGCATAAACTGAGGCGCAATCAATGGGTTACCCCCGAATACAGGGTCTTTAGCGAAGTCTAGGTGGCTCTGTATATGAGCCAAGTGGTCTTGCTCAGGGTAGGCAAATGCGGCCGATCCAAGGGTCATAGCCACATTCTCATTGGCAGAGTCCATCTTCTTGGGAGCCGGCACATCGATCATCAACTCATTGACCCCAGGTACCTTGATCTGCTTTAAGAACCGGGAAATCACGGCCTTGCGGTTAAAGAGGTCAGGGTTTTGCTGCATGATGGCCATAACCGCTTGGGTTTGAGCCATCCGTTGGGTTTCAGAGAAGATATGCGGGTCTGAGACCGGGACAATGTCGGTAGTCTTGGCAAAATCATCGCGGGTGACATTCAGATCCTGAACGACATCACCTTTTTTCATGTCGTCTAGGTACCAGCGGTTAATCCGCCCCAAAATCCTCAGAACTCTGCCCTGAGACTCATGCAAACGGGCATGGATTGAGGAAAATACCGCCGCGCCCTGCTCAATTAGCGCCTGAGTCGTGCCAACGGGGGTGTTTTGCCCCACATCTGCAATCTTTTCCTCAGCGGTCGTAACCACGCCCTTGGCCGCATTCGTTAACCAAGCCAAAAGCTGG